ATGTTAACAGAATATATAAAGAATAAGAAATGAATAAGACTTGTATCAAATGTGGCGAAGTGAAGCCGATTGGTGAGACGGTTAAAGGCACAAACCAATGTAAGGCGTGTATGGCTGAATACAAGAAGCAATACTATCAAGACAACAAAGAACACATAAAGCAATACTATCAAGACAACAAAAAGCGATATGCCCAGCACCATAGGCAATACCGTCAAGATCCAGTCAACAAAGAACGCAGAAAGCAATACAACAAGCAATGGCGTCAAGACAACAAAGAATACAGCAAGCAATGGTATCAAGACAACAAAGAAGGTGTAAGTCAACGCAATAAGCAATGGCGTCAAGACAACTCAGAAAACATAAAGCGAAACAAAAAGCAATACCGTCAAAATCTCCCAGCCGCAACGTATTTAATAATGAACACAATAAATGGAAAGGTGTATATCGGGCAATCTACCCAGTATTCACGAAGATGGACAACACACAAAAGTCACTTACGAAAGAACACACACCGAAACAAACATTTCCAGCAAGACTGGAACGAATATGGAGAAGACGCATTTGTGTTTGAAGTGATAGAAGAATTGCCACCAGACACATCTTCTGAACTACTGCTGGAAAAAGAGCGAGAACAAATAATAGAACATCTTAAAAGAGATGTTATACTTTATAATACATTAAATTGAATAAAACAACAACACAGCCGTCTAATTACTGGGAAACTAATCCCATATAGAAGGAGAAATAACATGTTAAATATTCTATCTTTGATGGTGCTTCTATCAGCACCAGCAGATGCACACCACAAGGCACATAAAGCGCCCCCACCGAAGCATAAACACCATGCGACGGCACACCGGCACACGCCTCCTCCACGACACCGACACCACGCACACCGTGTTGTAGGTTGGAATTGGACACCAGGGCACTATGACGCTTACGGACATTGGATCCGTGGGAGATGGTCTTTTGGTGTGAAAGTGATTATTTGAAAATAAACACTTGACTGGCGCCTCCTTTTCAGTTATAATATAATCTGATTAGGAGGCGTTTTGTATGATCACATTAAGATAGCAGAAAAGACATATAAATACACCGGCAAAACTGGTAGGTATATGGAACTCGCACGAAGATTGGCAAATCAATCAATTTTTCCAGAGTATAAACACGGAGCGGTTTTGGTGAAAGGAGGAACAGTCAGAAATGGATCTTTTAACAAGTCAAACTACTGCTCATTTGGCCACAGATTCAGAAAAAAAGAGTATGGCATTCCTACCCTTCATGCAGAAATTGGAACAGTCCTGGGGGTAGACAGGACAGTCACAGAGGGTGCTACGGTGTATGTTGCGAGAGTGGGAAAGGGAAATGATTTCAAAATGTCTAAGCCGTGTCCGATGTGTCGGGAAGCTTTGAGACATTGTGGAGTTAAGCGAGTGGTTTATACAATAGATGATAAGATAGCAGGCAGTTACAGGTTGTGAAATATAAGATGGGCGATTTGGTGAAAATAAAAGCATTCGACGAATATGATAATGAAGAATATCATATTGGATTGATAGTTGATCAACCAACGGCAATCCCGGCGACTCCTCCAAGTGGCTCTGTATTTTATGAGATATTGTTTGTTGGAGAGAATGAGTCAGATTATTATTTTGAAGAAGAAATTATTGAGGTGATTGAATGAAAAGAGTATTGATTATTGATGCATTAAATATGTATCTGAGAAGTTATATTGTGGTTCCTAGTTTATCCACCAACGGACAACCTATTGGTGGGTTGGTTGGAACTATTAAGTCTTTACAAAAACTAGCAAGAGAGACAAAGCCAGATCATATTGTGTTTGCGTGGGATGGTCCAAACGGATCAATGAAACGCAAGATTATGGACAAGAACTATAAAGAAGGCCGCAAGCCTATTCGCTTGAATCGTGCTTTCCATAACTTGTCGGAAGACGAAGAGACGCAGAACAAAGTATGGCAGCAGAGTAGATTGATGGAATATTTGAATATTATGCCGGTTATTCAGACAATACTGCCTGAGATTGAGGCCGATGATGTTATATCCTATATCACTCAGATGCCATATTACAAAGGCTGGCAGAAGATTATTGTTTCAAATGATAAAGATTTTATGCAACTATGCGATGAAGAGACTGTATTGATGCGGCCGGTTAAAAAGGAGTTGTTAAATAAGTCTCGCATTACTGAACAGACAGGCGTTCACCCAACGAACATGGCATTGGCGAGAGCAATAATCGGAGACGCTTCAGACAATTTGCCCGGTATTAAAGGTGCTGGTTTTGCGACCGTCGCAAAAAGGCTTGATTTTTTATCGGAGGAAAAAACGTATACAATTGATGAAGTTATAGAGCACTGTGAGAATTCAAACAGCACACTTAAGTTTTTTTCCAATGTTATAGAGGGAAGGGAGCTTGTTGAACATAATTATAAGATGATGCAGTTGTATTCTCCTCAAATGTCGATTCAGGCAAAAACAATAACCAAAGAAGCGATAGAGAATTTTGAATTTACGTTTAATAAAACAGAACTTATCAAGATGATGAATATTGATGGATTTAGTGATTTAAACTTAAGCGATCTTACTGCACACATGAATAGAATAGCTAGAGAAAACTAAAAACACATTGACTTTGAAAGTCGTTGTGTTATACTTGTATTGTTGAGGGTAAAATATGAGAGAAGAGGGAACAAATTTTGCAAAATATGGCAAATCCTTTCAGGAAGGATTAGTTCAGCTTATTTTTGAGGATCGTCCTTTCGCTGATCAGATAACAGAAGTGCTTGATGTTAATTTTTTAGAACTTGAGTATCTTAGAGTGTTCGTATCGAAGGTGATAGATTATAGAACAAAATATACCGTTCATCCTTCATTTGAGGCATTAATTAGTATTTTGCGTACTGAGCTAGATGAAGAAGATGAAGTGATACAGAAACAAGTTAGAGAGTATTTTGCAAGAATTAAGACAAAAGATATAACTGACGCCGCATATATTAAAGAGACATCGTTGGATTTCTGTCGAAAGCAGAACCTTAAAGAAGCTATGATGAAGTCTGTTGGGTTGTTACAGACGTGTTCTTTTGATGAGATTTCAAAAGTTATCAATGAGTCGTTAAAGTTAGGATCGGAAACAAACTTTGGTCATGATTATATAGTGGACTTTGAAGAGAGATATAAACCTAGACATCGTATGCCGACTACAACTGGGTGGAAGGAGATAGATCAGATTTGCGGTGGCGGTTTGGGGCAAAGTGAATTGGGTGTTGTGATAGCGCCAACGGGCGCAGGTAAGAGTATGGCTTTGGTTCATTTAGGCACGCAAGCTTTGAAGGAAAAGAAAACAGTTGTTCATTATACTTTAGAATTACGGGATATAGTTGTTGCAAATCGATATGATAGTTGTATTACAGGATATCCCCTTTCAAATTTGAATGAATTTAAAGAAGATATTTTTGAACAAATCAAGCTCGTTGATGGTAAACTAATAGTGAAAGAATACCCAACTAAATCTGCTTCATCTAATACTATTCGCAATCATTTATCTCGATTGGCAAAAAGAGGGATAAATCCAAGTGTGATAATTGTTGATTATGCCGATTTGCTCAAGCCAACTGTTATTAGGAAAGAGAAAAGAAATGAATTGGAATCTATTTATGAAGAACTGCGAGCAATTGCTTCCGAATTTAAATGTTCAATTTGGACAGCCTCTCAGACAAATCGATCTGGATTAAACGCTGAAGTTATTTCAATGGAGCAAATATCAGAAACATTTAATAAATGCTTTGTTGCAGATTTCATTTTTTCTGTGTCTCGTACAGTGGAAGATAAGCAGAAGAATCAGGGAAAGATATTTATCGCAAAGAATAGAAATGGTCCAGATGGAATAGTATACAATATTCATATGGATACATCTAATGTAGATATTAAAATTGCACCAACAGCGGCAACGCCACAAATTCAGGTAAATCCAGTGGCATTAAGTCCTAAAATGCAACAAGATGTTTTACAAAAACGATATGAAAAATTTAGAAATAAAGGGAGAAACTAGTATATTATGAGAACTTTAAAGAACATCCGTCGATTTCGTTTATCGGACGTATTCATTGAACCGTATAAAACACAAGAGGTGCCTTGGGGTCCATTGGGTTATGTGACGTTTAAACGCATATATGCTCGGCGCCTGGAAGAGTTTGAACCTGGAGCTTCTGGAACTGAGGAGTGGTGGCAAACTTGCCGACGAGTGATAGAAGGAACGTTTAACATGCAAAAAGAGCACGTTGCTCTGTTGGGATTAGAATGGAATGATAATAAAGCCCAACGCACAGCAAAAGATGCTTATGGGCGTTTGTTTAATCTCAAATGGACGCCACCAGGCAGAGGGCTATGGATGATGGGCACGAAGTTCGTGGAAGAGCGTACTGCTGCTGGTTTGTTCAATTGCGCGATGCGATCAACTGCTGATATTGCTTCTAAAGGTGGTTATCTATTTTCTTGGATGATGGATGCTCTCATGGTGGGTATCGGAGTTGGGTTTGATACTCTGGGTGCTGGGACGATTACTATCAAAGAACCACATTACACTAATGATGTTCTTGTTATTGATGATTCTCGTGAGGGATGGGTTAACTCCGTTCATATTCTGTTAGATGGTTTCTTTTTTGGCAACAAAGTTCCAAAGTTTGACTATAGCGCGATTCGTCCCGAAGGTGAGTTAATTAAAGGATTTGGAGGCACTTCTTCTGGTTATGGGCCGCTTAAGGAACTCCATGAGAATCTTAAAGAGTTATATATGGACAAAGCAGGAGAACTTATAACGTCTGTGGATATTGTTGATACAGAGAATCTTATTGGACGTTGCGTAGTGTCTGGTAACGTGAGGCGTTCTGCTGCATTAGCATTGGGAAAACATGACGATATGCATTATCTTGAAATGAAGAATGATCAAGAAAAGCTATATCATCATCGGTGGGGTTCAAACAATTCATTTGTTGCCGAAGTGGGTATGGATTATACTTGGCATGCTGAACAGTGTCAGAAGAACGGTGAACCGGGAGCTATCTGGTTGGAAAACGCAAGAGCATATGGAAGATTTAAAGATGGTGTTAATTATCGTGATAGAGAGGTAGTGGGAATGAACCCTTGTTCAGAACAAAGCCTTCATAACGCTGAGATGTGTTGCTTAACGGAGACATTTCCAGCAAAGCACGACGATTACGAAGATTATCTTAAGACACTTAAAGTTGCTTATCTGTATGGTAAAACTGTGACTCTTTCCAATACTCATTGGTTAGAAACCAACGCAATGATGCTCAAAAACCGTCGTATTGGGTTATCACAATCCGGCATCGTCCAGGCGTTTAATAAGTTTGGAAGGAGAGCGATGTTGGAGTGGTGTGATAAAGCGTATGATTATGTTAAAGAGTTAGACGAAGAATATTCTAATTGGTTATGTATTCCTAGATCCATTAAGATGACTTCTATCAAGCCTTCTGGTACTGTTTCATTGTTGAACGGTTCAACTCCAGGCATTCATTTTCCAGAGAGTGAATATTACATTCGTCGTATTCGATTCTCTAGTGATTCGACGTTACTGGTAGCGCTAGCGGAAGCTGGATATGTTATTGAGGATGATGAATATTCTCCAAATACAAAAGTGGTTGAGTTTCCAGTTCACGAACCGTTCTTTGAGAAGGGTAAAAAAGATGTTAGTATGTGGGAGCAGTTGGAGATAGCTGCACAGTATCAACATTTTTGGGCAGATAACGCTGTGTCGGTGACTGTTACGTTTAGCGATGCCGAGGCTCCACAAATTAAAAATGCATTAGAGCTATATGAAAAAAGACTTAAAGCAGTTTCATTTTTGAGATATAAAGAAACTGGCTACACTCAAGCTCCATATGAAGCGATAACTAAAGAACAATTCGAAGCGAGAGTGAAAGATGTAACTCCGATCCAACGAATAGATGATGACGAAGGTGGATCTGGTTCTAAATTCTGCACTAACGATTCTTGCACTATTTAACATTAACAAAAGAGGTGATATATGTTTAGTCCGGTTAACCGTTATATTTTAGTGGATATACCCCAAAAACAAGAACCAGAAACATCAAGTGGCATAGTTCTTCCAGAAAGTTTTAAACCAACAGAAGAGAAGCACATGGTAGTTTCGGTGATTAGTTGGGCAACAGACGTGAAGTTTGAAAATGTATTAAATATTAATTCTAAACTAGTTATTGATAGATCTATGATAGAAGAAGTAGATATAAAAGGCAAGAAATATAGTTTGATATTGGAAAATTATGTTTTAGGCATTATATAGGGCGTATAGTGTATGGATAAAGATTTTTATAACCAATCATCAGCAGCGAAGCTTGGATGGGAACCCCCTTGGTTTGGTGAAAGGCATTTTGACGATAAACTTGTTAGAGCTATTAA